CCGGCAATTCTGACATTCTGTCTGACAGAGACACGCAGTCAGACACGGTTTCAGGCGGTATTGGTCAGAAAAAAGGCCGCTCGAAAGCGGCCTAAGTTATTGATTATATGGTGGGCAGTACGGGGTTCGAACCTGTGACCCCCGCCGTGTGAAGGGTGCCGTCACCACCGGAAACGCTAGGCTGGCGGCAATGTCTGACATTTACCGGGACATTTTCTTGGGATTATGGCAAAACAAGCGCCGGCAACTCTGCGATCAGTATGCTTGCATCTGGAATTGATCGGCTACCATTCTGTACGTCGGCCATGATCCCGTAGCACGCCGCCCAGACCGCGCCGCGCCAATCCCGGAAGGCAACGCCCTCGATGTTGAACGGTGGGTGCGAGTCTCCAGCGTAGGATGCCGCCGAAAGGATGCCGTCATAGCCACTAGCTTTGGCCGCAGAATCAAGATGAGCCTGAACGGTGGATGTCAGGCTGGCGATGATTTGTTCTGGCGTTTGGATAGGCGCCACATAAGCTGTAATTGGCCCGTAATCGCCAGCAAGGCTCTTAGTCCAGATGTCGTAGTCATCAGATGATGACGCCGTGAAGGGAACTTCACCCAGATCGGAGAAAACAACTTGAAGATCAATCGTGCCATCCGCGTTGTACTTCGGGGAGTGCGCTGAGATTACTTGCATGATTTTTCCTTACGCGATGCGCTGAAATAACGAAATTGCTTTGTGGCCTGTAAATGGAGTTGCTGTGCCGAGCGCACGCCATGTCCCTGATAACACTGCCGCCTGGATATTTGAGGACAAAATGGAACCGCCGCCAGAGCCGTCCGATTGAACCCCGATTGGCCGCAAATCAGAACCGGCATAAGTGCTGCCAGCAACGATGACGCCGGTTGTGGTTTGCCGTTCTGCAAATACCAGGCTCCCCACATTCGCATGTCCGTGGTCATGCTTAACCGCTTTGATGTTGTCCGCCTGCGGGCTGCTGGAAACGGTAGGTGTCGCAGAGGAACCTGTGCCGCCATTGGCAACGCTAATGGGGTAACTAATCGTTGGCGTCTTGCCAACCGTCTTCCATGCCGACCCATTGCACACGACAAGGCAGGATTCACCCGCTGCCAGCGTGATCGTCGTTGTTCCGTCGATCAACTCTGAGGAATTTGGATCGAGCGTAATGACGCCGGCTCCGCTGTTGCGCACACCAATAGCGAACCCATCGCCGGCTGTTGCCGCTGCAAGAAGCGTGAGACTGAACGTGCCGCTGGTGCAGTCGATCAACTTCCCACGGTCGCCAGCGGCAACGCTGTAGGCAGCCGTTTTGGCGACGGTTGAATTGAGCGCAGCCCCGAGCGCAGTGAGCGCCGCCGCCTGTACGCCAGTTGTGCCGAGCAACGCGGCGATGAATTCGCGCTGGTCAGTGATCGCAGTCTTGAACTGCGCTTCGGTGACTGCACTTCCGGTGAACGCCGATGCGGCGGGTAAGCTGGGCATTTAATATCTCCACATCAAGGTCGTGTCAGTGATGTCCCACATCAGGCCCGCGCTCACCAACCACATATAATCGGCACTACTGCCGTAGAACATCGTCACCCACGGACCGACAGTCATGCCGGTAGCGCGGATGCGAATCAAAGTCTGCGCACCATAAATCGCTGTGACCGCGAAGTTATTGGCGCTTGTCTCTCCAACGCGCGTCCAACTCACATTCGTTGCGTAGGGGTCTGTCCCCTGTGCCATCTCGATCTGGTATCCATCCGCACCCGGTGCTGGGGTCCACGACAGCATGGCTTTGCTGGGGTCTGTGACGCTGCTCGCCATCGACAGGTTTTCGATAACCGGCGCGGTGTATAGCGTCTGAAGATTTGAATAAGAAACGGCTGGCGCAGTCATTCCGTCTTCTGCCGTGTGGACGCTTGGGTCTTCGTTGATCGCCTCAATCTCGACCTCGTACAAGCCGCGAGGCCGGATTGCAATAACCTTGGCCGGCTGGCGCCACGTTTCGCCAACCCCGAATACAACATGAGTCCGCTCATAGTCGCTGCCGGTGTATGGGGTTGATGCCGGAGCGACTATGAGAATGACCTCGTAGGCGTTCGCGCCTGCCGTCACAGAATACGGGCCATCAACGCCGCCTCCCTTTGTGCGCAGGCCGACATAATGCGTGCCAGCGGTGAATGTGACAGGTTCGGACAGGGTGAGCGCCAGAGTGCCGGCGTTCCATGCAACAGCCTCTGCGTGCATACCCCAAGCCGGCATGTCGTGCTGGATTGCTATCAAGTCTCCCGGCGATGGGATGAACCCTTCCATCTCAGTGGCGAACTTGATGATGCGACGCCGGTATAGGTTCGACGCTGCTTGATACAGCCCTTCCTTGTAGGCTTGCTGTCTTCCGGTGACGCCGAACAAATCCACCTTTGCCGGCCTGTCTGCCGTGCTACCGGATAGCGTGCAAGTGACGCGCTGCGATGACCAATACTGCGAGTCAAAGTAGGAGACCTCGACCGCATCTGCCGAGTCGTCTGATGGCATGATGTAGTCGATGCTCATGCTGCCACGCTTGATGTTGCGCATACTGAACAGCGCAACCGGCACGGTCGCTGGCCCATCTCGCATTACACGGACGATGCCGCCCTGCATGAATGGTTTAGCGCGTCCGGCAACAGCCAGCTTGCTGATTGCCTCCCAGAACGAGATAGCAGAATCGAACCGCCCATTGAACTGGTCGCCTCGCGCAGCCCATGAGGCATCAAGCGAAAGCAGGGTAGCAAGGTCAACGCGAGCATCGGTCAGCTTCCCGCCATAGGTCGTGTTTCGGCAAGCGTCTGCAATGGCCCATGCAATGCTGCTCGTCGCTGCCGCCGCGCTCCATGTTGTGCCATTCCAGATTGGGAGCTTGCGCGTACTGATGACGTTGATCTTGCGGCTGGCCTGCGAACTCAAGTTGTTCGAAGCCCGCATGCGCAGCGCAATGAGCGTCACATCGCCGAACGTGCGCGTCTCCGGGAAATACGCACGCATCCCGGCCCAGATTATTTCGTGACCATAAGTCGTGGCTGTTTGCTTGGTGTCCGTCCGCATCGCCCGAACTTCGTACCGGCCCGGCGTGACCGAATACCGCCTGCTGATGCGCTGTGGCGTCGTCGTTTTGTCTGTAATAACCTCAGTGCCAAGCGTTGCCCAGCTTCCGGTTGGTGCGCCGCCGCTATCAATAGGCCGCGCCTCGATAGCAACCGTCACCGAGACGCTGGACAAAGTTCCATCGACTTCTGCGTGGTACAGGCCGCGCGTAGCAACGAAGTCGATGCCGATGGTGTTGGCTTCGGTGCCGGCCGCATTGGCGACGTAGCCGCCGAGGTACCGCTGCACATTGACGTTGCTGGTCGTTATCGTGCCGCTTGCAACCGTCGTAATGGTGAAGGTGTCTACGGTTGGGGCGCTGACGACAACATAGGCACTATCCAGCGCACCGCCGCTGGTGAAGTCCAGATATACCGACTTTCCGGGCGCGATGTTGTGTCCGGTCAGCGTCACCGTGACAGTGGTTCCGGTTCGCGTGTAGGTTGCAGCCAGCATGCCGGCAATCTCTTGGCCGCTAACCTCTGGGCTGGTTGCGACATTGCTTGGGAATAGCGTTATCGACTCGCCGGGCTGGATGACCTCGTAAGTGATCTCGGCAAAGTTTTCAATCGGCGTGTCCTCGATGCGGATGGCTTCGATTGAATATTCGCCCTGCCCCAAGCAGAGTAGTTGGTAGAGGAATTGCTCGTTGCCTGCGTATTCCGCATAAGGCAACGCCGCGAAATCTGGAAACGCCATCATTCGGCCGTATTGCACCGGAATGGCCTGATCCAGCCGCGCCATGTTGCCCTGCGCTTGCAAGTTGTAAGTAGGGCTTGGAGCGGCCAGGGATTGCGCCTGCTGCGCACTCGTTGGCCTTGGGGGTGGGATGAGCGCGTTGACTAGCGCCATTCCAACCATGACAGACGCCGCACTCACCATGCCGGCCGCCATACTTCCAGTCGCGAGCGTCGCCCCCATCTGACCGGCGACCCACGTTCCTGCGTATGGCGCGAAAACCATTACAGCCATCATCAGAATCAGTTGAAGCGGGTTTGACCCGCCGTCGTCACCTTCTGGCAGCACAACAACGGCAAAGATGTCGCCGTCTTTGACCGACTGATCCCAATCCGCCCGCATAACAGGCTCGCCATTGCGAAGAATAATGAATGGAACCGGCTCCTTGATCGCCAACACCTCTATCGGGCAGTCTGCGTGGATCGCTCTAAACTCACGGCTTGCGTGTGGGTTGAACGGATCGCGAACCGTGACGCATGAGGCAAACATCAGGCATTCCTCCGGTACATGCCAAGCACTCTCCAGCCCATCTGCCGCAAGCCTGAAATCGTGCTGAACACAACGCCGGCCCCCACTACACAATGAACAATTCCGCCACCGTCAGCGGAAGTCCAAACACCAACATGCGCCGCCCGATTCGACTTGCCCATCAGCACGCCAGCACCGTCCGTTGGTTCTGCGATGCTTTCCCAATTCAGCTTTTCTGGGTGCGCGTCAAAGGCTCGGCTGATGGCGAGTTTGCTCAATG